TGCTGTTCCTGTTCGACCCATCCAACGATTACATTCGTAACAGAATGGTCGATTTTTATCTTCCATCATCTTATTCATAAGGACCTCGAATTATTGTTCGTTTGCTTCAATCTCTTTCTCAAGATTTGCTAAAGCTCGCCATGCCATTTTTGCACTGTGCCGATGTCCGTCGTCGTCTAATTTGCCAGCATCTTGCATGTGTCGTGCACAAGCATCAAGTTCATCTCCAGATTTGGAGCGATCCCAGTGCAGAGGACTGCCCGGGTTGTGTTGTTCGTTACCTGCCAGGGAGACTCTTGCAATTGCTGCTAATGCTTTAGGGAAATAGTTGTAGCAACCTGTGAAGAGTGGCGTAGCTTTTCGCATAGCCGCTATTGTATCCTTTTGATTTTCAGGCTGCAAGGGTGTGTCGTCACTTAATAGTGGTTGTAAAAATTCTCTGCAATCCCAGCATTGATATTTGTGTGTCATTTTAATCATGATCCAATCATGTCGTTTAGTACTGGTTACAGGACATTCACATGTGCATTCCCACCAGGTTTGTGCACATAAATCATGTGTTGGTTCGTTATTTTCGTTCATGGTTTGTCGTCCCTGGTTGCACAATAGTAAATCCATAGACCAAAGCCTACGCCGAAAATGAAAGCACCTGTAATCATGTCAGTACTCCCAGATACACGGATTCTTCGGATCAGTTTCATCGATGCATTCATAAAGTGATGAGGGATCCAATATACAGATTGCATTGTTCATACTGTAACGTGTGACGTAGCCGTCACCGGTGTTCCAGACAGTCCTGCCATTTCTGGCTACGAAGAGACCATAGTACTCTCCAAGTTTATTTTTGCGAATTTTAATTTTCATATCACTATTTTCTCCAAGGCATGTTTGAGAACACGATTCTCTTCTTCAGTACCTTGTTTGCTAGCACGAAGCTTACGGTTCCATTCTTCCAGGTGACCTATGGAAGCTTCCAGCCAGAATTTCTCTGTGCTGTGCTCTTGGCGTAGCTTAGCTACCTCCTCTTCCAGTCGATCCACCAGGGCAAGTGATTCAGTTTTGAACGCTTCCAAGCGGACAATAAAGTCAGCTTTTTCTTGCTGCAGCTCATCGATGGTATCGAGCTGGTCGTAACATTGGCTCGCCAGTTCTTTGGATAAATCTTTCAGACTCTCTGGCGGGTACTCGTTGAATGCAAGGCGCGTGTAAATAGAAACAAGTGCTTTGCGGTTGTAGATTGGGAACATTAGAAGTCTCCTTTGGCGACTTGGCAAACGTGATAACCCTCAGCCCGGAACATATCTACCAGGCGTTGACGGTCTTCAAAAATTGATTGAATAGGGGTTTGTGGAAAGCCCTTTGCGATGTATTCGTTGAGTACTTCGAGTTTAACAATGGTGTCTTCTCGACGATCTTTGAGAGGTCTCATCAACATTTGATCATACTGCACACCGTATGTCTTCAGCCAGTGTTCTGTGCACTGACGTACGCGTTCATTGCGACCAGTGAGCAGGATAATATCCCAGCCTAGGTCGTAGAGTGCATTACAGATCTCAATGACTGGTTTAATGGGGGTGTCTTTCTGCCCTTCTGCATCAAAGGCATTCCAGTCCTTATTGTTACCTATGATGTGGTGCAGACGGTGTGTACAATCTGCGAGTGTTCCGTCAATGTCAAATATATACATGACTAATCCTCGTGTTCATCCTGTATGATATTATACAGTTCCTTTGCGATTAAACGTGCTACACGCTTGGCAGCTATGTCAGGATTGACATGCTTACCATACCTGAATGTTCCATCAGGTTTCAATGTAAGGACAGTTAAACCATTGATGTTGAAGTTAATTCCTGTTTTGAATTGCTTACCACCAATAATATGATTTCTCGGCATTTGGATACCTTCGGTGTGTTAATAACTGGCTTCAGTTGGGTGAATTTTGAAAACATCATACGCTTGTTGGTAGATGTCGCTCAGTGCAAGCTCAATATAATTCCCCAACGAGTTAAATGCAATAGCATTTCCTGAAATATATCTAAGCTTTTCTGCACCGGCTTCCATCAAGACACAAATTACTCCGTGCTTGAGGTGCGGTGCGATCTCGTCGACCAGGTTTAACTCGGTGTCTTCTTCACCCTCTTCTGCCCATCTCCATGTGGGCCATCCACCGTCATCATGGCTGTTGGAATAGATCATGTATTGTGTTGGTTCACCTTTTTGTCCTCTGCCTTGTGTTGATATATCCGGTAGGCCATCTACCCAGGCTAGGAAAGCTGCTTGATTTTTCACTTCAAAATAATTGGAACGAGCTGTTCCGTACCAGTTAGCCATCATTTTCTCCATTTTGTGACGAGGGTTCCGGCAAGATTGCATCTGCCCAACCTTCGTACTGCTTTTTTACCAAATCCAATAAGAACTGACGGTCCTCCGCAGTTTCCCTTGGCCCGGGCACCGGACACGTAATGGAAGTGTATACGCCCGTGTAGGAATAGAAGCACATCAGATCTGGGCCAGATGAATTTAGTAAACATTTCAGTTTCAGTCCTGGCGAAGACAAGAGCAATTCCGCTACCATGCTCTGCCATTCTTTCGAGCCAAATGATGTTGTGCCTGCCGTAAGGTGGGTTGCACCAAATGAATCCCTTCCAGGGTAAAGTGAGACCATCTCCATTGATGTCATAATGTTTCCTCGCCATGTCCCAAGGACGTATTGTGGGAGCACACGGATCCAAATCAAATGGGCCGAGTGCCTTGAGTATTTCGGGTGGAGTGAGCCATTCTTCGTTCATGGATCGCGCCTTGTGGTGACTACCGATGCCGGTCATGATCTACGTAATTTAATTAAACGCATCTCAACTATTTTTGGTTGGATACTTGGTATCCAACGATTAATGTGATTGCACTTACCATCACCAGAGACCTGGTAGTCAGCAGCCTTCCTGGTTTTAAATAAATCAGGAATAGATGTAGGTGTTGCCCATCGATTCCGTGACCAGTAATTATTTGTTGAGGTATCTATAATTGCGAAAACTTTCATGTTGCTAACCTATTAACCAGGTCAATTACAGCATCAAGAAGATCTGGTTTGCCCCAGGTAAATAGACCCACGATGCAAGACCAACGAACTACAGTGCAGTCAAATCTACTCATGTTAGAATCCTCTTGCATTAACTACAACCAGACAGGTTTCAACCATCGTGCCTGATTCCTTGAAAGTGCCGGTTGGTAACTTTTCGATGGATCCGCCGCGCCTTTCTATCAGTGTTCGCAGGTCTCGGTACACGGGTGCATCACGGTACTCTATGGCTGCTGAACCGATTGCTACGACGACTTCCGCCAGTCCCAGCATGTGAATGATGTGTTTAGCATCTCTACCCTTGGAGAACGGTGGGTTAGCGATGATTACATCGTAAACATCATGAGTATCCAGGAAATCATATTGATCGACGTTAAAGCCGTCAATACCCAACGCCATTGCGTTGTCCTGGTTCATTTCAATGCATTGAAGTTCGTTTTCTTCGTACTGGTCACGGATAACCCGTGCTATAGCGCCTCTACCTGCACTGGGTTCCAGTATAATATCGTGTTCCCGGATACAAGCTAGTGCTACCATGCGTTGAGCCAGTCCTTCAGGTGTCTCGAAGAAATTGTAGACCTTGTTCAGTTCATCCAGCTTTGCTTCGTACTGACCGGTCTCCAACACTTCCTGCCAGGGTTCAGTGATATCCTCAGAGAAGATGTGTACCTTCTGCTTCCGGTTCCATTTGCCACCCAGGTTTTCGAGTACTTTGTTGACTGCCAGGTATTGTTTGCGGTCAAGCGTCACATTAGGTAGAGCTATGGTGTCGATTGCGCAAGTTGAGTTGCGCAGTACTTCAAGGGTGTCGGTGTCGATTGTGTTCATGTTATAAGCTCCCTAACATATAGCCTGATATATAGTGATATATCATAGGCAGGTTAATATATAGAATAATAGATCGCTCCCCTCTAAACCGATGTGGGTACCTGCTGAGGTTCAGGCGAGGGGAGCGGGTAAACTCAGGGATCGTCGTATCCTAATCCTCTGCGAGCATTTACCAGGTTTAATACGGCCTGGCTGAATCGCATAGCATCAGCACTATCCTCTGCTTCTTCTGCTTCCACAGCTAAAGCTTTGATAGCTTCGTCAATTTTTTCTCTCATGGGTTCTATCTCCATAGTTGATTAAAGGATTTGAGGCTACTAGCTTCTTACTGCCTCGTCACAAAAATCCCGAGCTAGCTTGAGTCTGCCCGTTCTCCGCTTTTCATGTACCTGGACAGCAGCCGGTTTCCATCCGGTTTTAAGCGGGATGGTTGCGGACGACGAATACGTGTACGGGCATTCCACCCGTACTGGCATTGATGATTTGTAGGCTCACGGTGCGCTTATCCTTCCGAGATCTTACCGATGCTTGCCTGACTGGGCCCTGCTTGGCCCCATCGAAGAGGTGAGAGTTGGCCCGACTCAAACGGGACTGCGCTGCGCTGCGGCAGCTCTCATTTTGTCAAGTTTTCGTGTTAAAACATGACATTTATATATTTTTGTGGCGCTGCATTGCTTTGTATTCTGCATCCATATCATTAAGTGCCACATTGTACAAATTTGTAAGTCCATGGATCCAATCTTTTAAAAGATCTGCTCTCAATAGGGCACTTTCAGTTTTCCATTGAATACCTGTTGATATGAGACCTTCGCCTGTTTCAAGTGTGGCGAGAAGTGTGGGAATTAACATAATTTTCTCCCAGAGAAATTTCGTGAAAACCATATTGTCTACGAAAGTTGCTGTAGATAGGGCTATAAAAAAGGGCCAGAATTAACTGACCCTATATGTCTAGGCTTGCAACGTTTACGATGTTGGGTTGAGCAATTCAGCTACTCGTGCAGCAAGAATTGTTGCAAAAGCATCAGTTTCATTTACATTCCATTGTCGATCTGCTGCCAGGTCTGCATTACGTAAAGTTTGAGCATTCAATGCAGCTTGAAAAGACTGAGCATTGGCAGCTGCGAGACCATCGATAGTATTAAAAAATCTACTTTGTTCGATGCTTTGAGCTGCAATCAAACCGTTAAGAGTACTGATAAGTTCAGTGGTATTAACGTCTGATTGGTTTGCATGGCCGGTTTCTGTGAAACCTGTTTGAAGGCTGCCAGTTCCGCCTTGTGATTGTCCAACAGCTGCGCCTGTTACAACGCTTGCTGCGCCAGCTGCTGATTCGCTGGCTTCTGCATCTGCAGAATCATTATCATATCTACTCATTTCTTACTCCTATATAGGCCCCTTATTACAATCAGGAATTGTAACACAAAAATATTTAAATCGCAGCTATAACTATTATAGCTTAATTTATGTTGGCTTGAGCACGTTGTTCTGCAATCCATTTAGGTACTTCGTCGTTTTCAAGTGTTACTTTGAATAATTGTCTGGCAGCTTCGTGCCAGACGACAATACCTTCTGGATCCATAAATCCATGTGAAGCTATGCTGCCATATAGACGAAGATTGTCTAAAGCAGCTTCAATGGCGTTGTCACAGAATGGGCCTTCAAAGAGTACGGGAACTACGCTACAACAGTAAGGACGTACAGTTGGATCCGCCCAACGATATGAGTTAAACAGAGAAAAGACTTTATGATCCATGTTGTATTTACGTTGGATTCCTTGACCCCACCACTCACCGTAGTGATGTCCTGGGCCCAACTTACGAAGATCTGTCTGATTATCTGTTGCCCAGGTTGCGAAACCAAAGTTATCGTTACCAGGGACTATCCAGCGTTTACGGCTACCGATTAACATGGTCTCCATGTCTTCATCCCAGTATATCTGGGCATTGGTGCCGTCAAGTTTTTCTGTAATGACACAGTTACGATGTAATCGAGCAATGCTCGGGAATTTGGTAAATTCCATGATTTTATCCTTGATGGTTAAATGGAGAAGTACTCATACCACTTGTTCTTGGAGCTTGTCGGGATTCAAGTTGGTTTGTCGACATTTCCAGTGATTGTTTTTGCATATCCATGTGCTTCATTGATTGGAGAGGACTGGGCTGACCGCAAGCTTTTCGTTAACACAGCCGGTACTATAGCGTAGCAGTCCTCATTAATTAGTTGCGGGAGCTGGACTCAAACCAGCGATCTCCGAATTATGAATTCGGCATTCTACCAACTGAACTATCCCGCAATTAGTCAGATCAATATTCCATAATTTGGCGAACGAGGTAGGCCTCGAACCTACAACCTGCGGGTTTGGAATCCGCTGCTCTACCCACTTGAGCTACCCGAACGTGGTCGGAAATGTAGGATTTGAACCTACGACCCTCTGCTCCCAAAGCAGATGCGCTGCCAGGCTGCGCTAATTTCCGAAGGTTATATTATACAATAAATTTGTTGAGAGTTGCAGCAAACATGTTTAAAAGTGTGTCATGTTGCTTATGATCGAAATTGAATAGAAAATCTCCTTCACAATCTGGCCTACTGTAGCGTACATGCATTTCGATAGCACATATTTCAAATAATTCATGGCATAGTAACATGAATATTGTATTTGTATCTTGACCCTTAGTTCCTATAATTAAGATGCCTTTATAATAGGAAAAGTGTCCTCCAACACGTTTTGGATCCCATTTGATATCAAATATGTAGCTATTTATTTGTATTTTTTTGAGTCTTTTAATACGCATAAAAAATTCCTAAGTGGTGGTGGAGAAGGATGGAATCGAACCATCACCCTGTCTAGCAGATTACGGATTTACAGTCCGCAGCGTCTTAAGCCAATATTCGCCTCTCCTCCAGAATGTCCCTTATAATACACAAACAGCTTTGTTTTGCGCCTTATATGATACATTAAGCATCATTATGTGCGTTAAACGTTACTTTAGTACGATTCTCTGTCTGTTGCTGAAGTTTACTTCACTTGAGATGCGGTTGAAAAGTTTTATTGCCAATTGTGACATGGAAGCTGGAATATCCAGATCCATAACTAATTCGAATGGTTCCCCATCTGGGCCACGTAATGTGACAAATATATTGAGAATGTTTGGATTTCTTTCAATCCATAAATCGTCGTCTGCAGTTAATGTTCCGTCTGATAGACGACCCATTGGTATAAGCTCCGCCTCATAATAATGAAGTAGTGGTAACATTTTAGGTGACATTAATTCGGTAGTCATTTTTTGTACTTCAGTGGTGGCTGATTCATGAAGTCCTCAGCAGTTAAGTCCGTCCTGGCGCCCTCATACTGTGGTTGGTAGAGAGATCCGCCCGGGTAAGCGTATAAATAGCGTATTTCAACCAGATCATTCACATTGGGTTTGGGATAGTTCGCTGGAATGATACAGTTACCTGTAGTGTCTTGTACTGTGATACCGATACTGGCCTTTGTGGGGTGTACTGATGTAACCAGGCACGTTACGGTTGCATAGAACTTGAGTTTCCAACATGGGCCGCCTGAATTAGGGCGTCCAGGTTCGTATATGCCGGCACTATCACGTATTACCACGCCCTCTTCGTTATTACGTCGGGCATTTTCAATGAACTCTTTGAACTCGTCCAGTGATTGGGGTTGGAAAGGTAATTCTACACGTAAATGCTTTAATCCAGCATCAGTGATAGCTCGCTGTACTATGGTTAATCCTGTTGCTCGAATTCTGAAGGGTACGATATCACGATTTTCTGGGGTAAGAGAGATGATATCGAAAATGTATAAATGATCGCCCATGTCTTCTGTATCCAGGAGTCCACCATTATTGAGATATGTGCTCAACTCCCCGAGATCATCCAGTATTTCTTGTGTGGTGGCAACTTCTAGTCCACGCCTGTTTGCTGTTTTAAGCTCAGCTCCAAACCAAGCTGCTCGTCGTTCTCCATCATGCTTCGTTTGCAGCTGCATTGAGAACGTTCCCCAAAGAGCAATAGCCTCGTCATAGGTGACCTGGTTAAGCAGTTGAGGGATCCAGTCAGTTTGTACAGCTTCTTTGCCATGCAGTGTGACAGGTGGTGCTACACCTTCACCAGGTTTAGGTGCATAGCCCTTCTTCATCTTTGCAGTGACGAGCTTGTCGTACGCTTTCTTCGCTACTTCATACGGTACAGGTTGTGGTGTTTTGCTTCCGGACTTCAAGGCTCCGCCTCTTCGTCCGTAAGCAAAATTTACAACAAATCCGATTTCTTCGGCTTTTTCTAAACTGGCCTGGTAGACTTTGTCCGCGGATCCGGAATTGAAATAAAGGGTGATGCTTTCGTTACTCATAATGTGTCTCCAAGCGCTTCGTCTACGACGTCTTGCTCGATTGCGGTAAGTTTTCCAACATGGAGTTTTCCATGTGGACTGTAACTGTTGTCTCGATTGCGGGTGATATTAGCCCACCCTTCTACCAGTATTTCGCCAAGTTGACCGGTTTCTGTATCAGGTGCTTGCCTGATACTGTGTACAGATTTCGGAACCCAAAATATATATTGATGCATTCCGTATAAAACTGCTTTTTCTGTGGTAGTGACGACACGATCAAAATCCATGTGAAATGGTTCGACCGGTACTCTGTGATCATCCCAGTCATAGCCGTAATCGTCATACCAGCTCATGATTCTGGTGCTGGTGTGCTGGCGATTTCTACCGCCCACCTTTGATAAACAAGGTTGGCTCTTTCCAGGGAGTCCGATAACTCTCTTTGACCATCAATGATGGATTGGTAATGTCCACCCAGCGAGTGAATAAGGCTTTCTAAAGCCCGAATGCGTTGATCTTTTAGATCGATCTCTGCTTGCATTGATTTGAGAGTTTTACGGGGCATTTTTCTGTTCCTCGTTGTATTCTTTGATGATGTGGTGCAGGAACCAGACACCCAGGCCGCCGCCGACTACGATCCCAAACATGGGAGCAGCTGCGATCAAACCAAATATGACTACGAGTAGTCCGATGGTGGTGATTAAAGCTTTCATGCGGTTCTCCTAAAATGAAGCCCTCTTCACAGAGGGCTCAATGATCTACTCTGACGCTTTCCAGTCAAAGGGGATCGCTTGCTGATCTTCTCCATTTTCATCGCTGTCATCTGCGGTGGGGGTTTCAGCATCTGTATCTTCCCTGGCATCGTCATTACTAATGAGATCCAGTGGGAGAATTTCCAGGTTTGCGGTGTGACCGTTAGTTCCACGGCCAGCAGTCATTGTGACTTCGACACGTTTGTCAGATAAGTCAACACCCATCCGACTGATGTACTTTTGGATGGCATCTTTCAGGTCTGTTTCAGAGAGGGTAATTTTCATATTAATTCGCCTTGATGTGGTTGTAGGATTTCATTGGGAGACCGGCATACGTAGCATTTCTGCTCCCGCCGCGTGTCTATCAATTCTTGTTGGCTGCGATTTTCTTCTGCTCCACAATCACACCTGCAGCGGTACCAGTGTTGTGCTTTTGCCATTTGTTGGGCAGTCCGTTTGTTGATAAACGAATGTCCGTGATAAAAGATGATCGTAAAGTTACCGATGACGTCGCCTCTGCTGTACTTGGGTGTACCGAATGCAGTTACTGGCTTACGTCTACTAAAGCTACGTCTCCGTGGTCTTCGTGGTGAAGCATTCATTAGAACTCCGATCTCTCATGTAAAGGTAGTGAGCAATCATTAGAGCATCTGCCTTACCGTCCTTTAAGCCCCCTTTAGGGCCGTAGAGGTCAGCATGTGGGTAGATAGCTTCCGCTATGTCAGCAATTGCTTGCTTCAGCTTCATTCTATCGTTCAAGAACTTCCTGGAAGGTGCTCCAACAGCTTTTTGCCAAACTTTAGGTGTAACTTTTTCGATGTCCACATCTCTGAACGTGCATTGTAAAATAGCATTGACGCGTTCAACGTTGCGGCCGAAAGTGAAGTTACTTTTGGCAGACATCCGGTGAATACTGTGGACGTCTTCGATAGCGATTCCCATGATGTGATGTTCTGATACTATCTGTCTCAGTGTTAGTTGAAACTGGTAGACATCATCATGATTTTCGCTGGGGTTGAGCATGTACGTGATGTTATTGAAGGTGGTGTCCAGGAGACACAGGTAACCCTGTGCTCCCGGATCTACACCAATGTAGGAACTCACGCGCTGTCTGAATTAAACAGTGCACCTGTGGCTGCTACTTCTGCTGCGGGCAATGCATCGGGACTTGCTGCGGCAGCTCCGCCTTCAACTGGTTTGAAGGTATTGTTCACATACTCGGCATCGAACTTTTCGCGCCAGGTGTTCACAAATACAGCTTCTTCAGCTTCAGCATTCCGTTCGGTCACACTGAACCCGTTCGGGTAGAAGACCTTGTGGATTTCGTTGAACTCACGTTTGTCGTTCGTATCAACGTATTTGCCTTGACCGTTTTTGACGGCTTTGTTGGTCACACATTTGTGAAGACCGACCAGGATTTCTTGGCCGACCATTTCAGTCAGTGATGCAACTTCCGTTGGCTTCTCAGCCTTCAGATCGAAGTCATACAACTTGATCGTCTTTGTTTCCGGAGTCAGTTGAGCCATCGGTTGATCTGTGAGGATCCGGGCAATTTGCTCACCCATTGAGCGACCAGGAAGAAGGATTTTCTTTCCAGTCTTTTTGTTGATGTAAAAGTTCTTGTTACCCTTGGTGTCGCCAGAGGTGAGATACAAGGTTTCTTTTACAAGCCGGTTGTCGCCGTCGATTACACGAAGGTGCAAGTTCAGTGACAGGGCTCCGCCCGTTGATTTATCCAGATATGCCACATCGACTGACATGGGATACAAGCCTGAATCTCGAATAAAACCGCCACCGCCGAGAGTATCCTCGTTGGTAGTTTCGACATCTGTATCAATTTCTAAGCCTTTTATGGACATGTTAATGTCTCCTAATTGTAGTAATTGTGTAGCTGGTCTAACAGGAACTGTGCATCATTATCGATGAACGTTTCTTCGGTACTCCATAAACCCAGAGGACCTCGGATTCGTGCGTTGACAGTTTCCCTTGTTAGCTTGGTCTGATAGACATACTTGAAGCCTTGTACTTCCTCTTCAGGTGTGATAATCAGGTGAGGGTTTGCGTAGTCTTTCAGCTTGGTTACTGCGATCTTACGGGCTGTGACTACATTACAGAAGTAAGATTCTATGCCCTGTGTCATTAACTGACCTTTCACTTTCACCAGGGTTTCCATAACACCCTCAACCTCATCGAGGACGTCCGTTATGTGCGCCAACATGATTACATTTTTGTTGGTGGCCGCAACATACTCTTGCATCAGTTTTTTGTAGAACTGAGCGTAATCTGACCAGGCAGCTCTGCCGTCGTCTGCTCGTAGTACCACGGTGCTCTCGAACATGTCCATTAAGAAAGTAAGCGTATCGATTACTATCGTGTGGACAGCTTTGTCCTTCTCTGCTTCTGCGAAGACAGAGTGCACCTGGTACGGATTGGTGACGACCAGTTTCCTGAATTTTTTACCTTCCGCTTGAGCAAAGGGCAATTCCTTGCCAGCTTCGCAGCCGAGGTATACAACTCCCGTTGGATCTTTGAGAGTACGTAGGCTGGCTGTTTTGCCGCCTGCTGCTTTACCGCCTATGAGTACTAGACTTCTGTTGACTGTATCACTCAAGTTATTTCTCCTGTGTTGATAAACGTTTGCTGACAGACTGCAGGACAGTACTGTGAATTTCAGCTTCATCCAATGGATCTTCCAGTTTCGAGTTCATATCCATCACTTTGCTACGGATGGTCTCGAAGTCGTGTCTCAATTCAACCAGGGTAAATGCGTACCGTGCCAATGTGTGGTTACGGTTTCCATCTTCTGCCTGGTTGATTGACCAACGCTCAAGGGCAGTCAAATTGGTCTGCCCCGCAAGGATTATTTTGCGGTCTTCAGCTTTCTTGGTCTTGGGAATAAACTGTAAGGTGTCCAGAAGTTGTCCTTTATTATACCAGTGTTTTCCCTTATTTGCCAGCCACTTACGACATCTATCGTGAGTTGCGGTGTCCACATCAAAGGGCAGCCACTCATAAATATTCTTCATGAAACCGGCATATTCTTTCGGGTTTAATTCTATCTGGTGATCCAGTGGAATTATGATCCGATACCGGTGTTCCGTGTCGGTGTGGCGTTTGGTGGTGTGGACGAGGAAGGTGTAATCTTTGAGCAGAAGCTTGGCTGTGTCGATGTCGATACTGTGCTCAACATCCAACACAATCAGGTCTGCGCCCGGGATAACGTGCTCGTTGTCACGGTAGCCGTTTCTCAGGTGATGATTAATCCAGTGGTATCCCTGGTTCTCGACCAGAGCGTGTAATTGATCCCAGCGGATTACATCATTGTAGTATCCGCCAGTAATGTTCTTGCTGTAAGCCACCTTGATTTTATCCAGGTCAGTTGGATCAACTCTCTTGCCACTGATGAATTGGATGTCATCCAAGATCTCAATCTTGATGTACATGCCATTTTTATAGCCGTGACCGATAGCCAGGTTCATCATCTCGCGTTTAGCCTGCTCTGTGCCCTTATAGAAGGGCAAGTCTTCGGTTAAGTCAGCTTGAGTCAGCTCTCTACCTATGCCAGTGACGTAGTTAGCGAGCTTAACGTAGTTTTTCTCGCGATTAAGGATCCCATTAAGGGCTACACCGGACTGTTGTGCCATTGCGATGGCGTTCTGGAGATGACTGGACTTGATCCATACATCCCGATCGATGTATGCGTACACTGCTGCGAGTTTGGCGACTTTGAAGTACCTGTGAGATATCTCGGCCTTCCGGACATCTTCATATTCGGACAGTTTGTCTGCCTGGTTTTGGCACCAGATCCTGTAGGCGTATAGCTCCAATAGGACGTCATGCTTCATGCGAATGGTTTGGCTGAAAGAGTTGCCATTCGCAAGACATGCAAACTTATCGGACAGTTGTTGCAAATACGTGTTGACCTGTGGATCGTGATACAGGTTATACATGTCTTGAGCTGTCTGTCCTTTGGAAGCTTTTCGGAAGCGCGAGAATCCAAAGAAGCAGCGTCGGGCGTATCCAATTTCAAGCATCTCATAGAATTCATCTTCTATCCTCGAGCCGTTTAACAGTTTGGTGGGTGTTCCAAACAGCAGCATGTTTGTGGGAGTTGGGCCAAATAGATCTTCTGATCTGATATTGTCCCTGGTATTCTTGGTCAACTTTTGCTTGATCTTTCCAGTATCGAAAAGTTCCAGGTAATTGTTGAGCACCTCTGTGTTGCCAGTCATGTTGGATCCAATCTCATCGATCTCGAGGTTCATGGAGCCGGCAGCTGCCATGAGGAGCTTGGTTCGCATCTGCTTGATGGCTGCTGAGGTGCCTGAGTCGAAACTGAAAAGGAGTACGCCCAGTTCTTCAAACTCGGCTTGCACTCGTTCCAGTTCCTTATCTGGATCTTCTTGATCTCGTATGGCACGTTGATTGGCGATTGAGGTGAGTCGTTTCTTCGCCATCTGAGGGAAGGTGTCGTCCAGGAAGCGTTGCCTGAAGCCGTTGATGATTTCTTCCTCAATAATGGCAATGGAATGGCCTTTGCCACTGCCCGATGGCGCCAGGTTCACGGCGTACATGTTGACAGGGATAATCATTTCATCCCCGATCATTACATTAGTCCGCATCATGCTGGCGATTTTGGAAAAGAAATATGAAACTACGAGCCGAAAAAATACCGGGTCCTGGTTCTGCGTTTTCTTGCGCAGTATATCGACCACTTTTTCCATAGTTGGGTGAAACGGTAAATTGTCGTAGTTCATTTTAATAGTCCTTGGTTTTCAAACTCGGCTGCTTGTGTGCAGGCAGCCCGAGCTGGGCAGTAATAGCAAAATTTCGGTTCAGCAATTCTTTCTACGACAAGTCCTGTATTTCCTTGTGCGGCGTTACGTGCGATAGCGTCACCCGGGTTGTCATATAATTTAGTGGCCCGTGTTGTTTTCGTGGAATCTTTATAGAATGCCCATTTTGCGGGTGACTGCCACAACTCTTCGGGTGTACACCTTGGTAGTTCACTTTCCGACAAAGTTTCAGCAGCTTTAATCGCATCCAGCCTCTCCATGATGTAGGCTTCTGTTTTGGCAATGGGCATGAGAGGCAGAATCCTGCTTTTGCAGCGCTGCTGCGGGTACTCTTTGTCAGCCAGTGCTTTAAGCGGACTCCAATCGGTAAAGAGGAACATGACTTCCATGTGATCGTCTCGGATGATTTCCGGGTTGAGCACTCGGTAGATGGATCCCTGGATGGCATATTTCTCATCGTTCCCGCCGTGAATCCAGTTATAAGTTTTGGTTGTTTTAATATCTCGGACTCGAGCTTCGCTAACAAAGTCGAATTTCCCTGAAACAATAAAGTCTCCAAATGCTCTTTCACTTCGGAGTTCAATATAGATGGGTATGATATCAGGCTCATTTTCGTTGTCCGGGTTGATGCGGATCCGGTCTATGACTTTTTGCGGAATCTGCAAGTTGCGAAAAGCTACATCACGATGATATAGCCAGGAGACCTCAGCTGCGGTATGTACCGCTTGGCCTACTCGGGCTGGAACCAGGTCAGCAATATCTGATATGCCTTCAACAGCTTTGGCTATTAGCCGGCGTTCGAGTACTACGCTTCTGATGGGTTTGAGCAAAGTTGTGGCAGAGATCTTTTTTGGATCAAAGACCATATCGTACCCATCATCGGCTGCGAGCCAAACGGCCAATGGTAGTGAGATATTGCTATAATTTGTGTACATGAGGTTCTCCAATTCACCTACGCAGCGGCGGAGCCGCCTCAGATGTTGTTAAGTAGCTGCTTCAGCTCATTACGTGAAGCGTAGTTGGGTAGAACAATGTTCTGTGACCAATTCGGATAATAGATCTCAAGCTTAGCCCCTATCTTGACGATTGGGTGTTGAATAGCCGGTATTTTGTTCCAGAGCATCGCATCAATAAGGTTATCGTTCACAAACTTGAGACAACCCAAGCTGTTCTCGATAATGTAATACTGCGCATCGTGAATTTGCATTATTGGCAGGATCCGTTCATCATATTTTGAATCCCATACACGCTGCATAAAGTCATTTGCTGCACGGGAGTTTAATAAACCGTACGACTGTCCGAGCGCATTGCCCGCAGTTTTTACTTCCTTGTGTGCAGCGAATGGCATGAGATCATGACTTTGTAGTATCACCTGGGGCAGCATCGGAGTACGTAGTCTCAGGCCAAAGGCCAGATCCACGTATCCTACTTTGCCTGCTTCGACAATCTGCTTCCAAACCCATTCGTCTGAGACTTGGTAGAGGTTGTGATAATTGGCTTCAATCGCTTTTGCAGCTTCTTTTGTGAAGCCGAATTGCTTCATGAGCCCTTTAAATGTGCCGAAATAGGTGAGCAGGAAGGTCGGTGACTTCGATAATTGACGGATATCCGGGTATTTCTGTGCAATAGAATTGATAGATTTCACAGAGTTAGGGTCGATATCAGGCATTCTGGGCCCAAAATAGCTATATGCTCTCAAACAGTGACCGTCATAGCCGTCTGTGTAGATCTTCAATTTATTTGGATCCTTCGTTTGCAGGGCTGATATTACATCCTCCAGGGAGTCAAAATCGGCACCTACCATCAACCAGCCGAATGTATCTAGCTTGGTTCGAGGTGGTGGTTGGAAGCCTTCTTTGATCCATTTGGCATATTGCCGTTTTCGTTTTGTCTCTCCGGCTGCCGGGATATTCATCAAATTTGGATCAGAGCTTGAAAGGCGGCCGGATTTGGTGCCACCCAGGTTGAAAGAACCGTGTAGCCACCACCAGCCGTCCTTATTAATGGAGTTCTCTTTGAAGGCCGGTATGAAGGTCGTGAGCAGGATTGAGACCTCCGCTAATGCTATGAGGTGCTCAATCACCTCAATGTGCTGTGGGGAGCCCCCTGTGTTCGTCAGGCGCTCTTTTAGAGCAGCTAGAACCTTGTTACCCGTACTGGGCTTCCCGGTATCCGTGGTGCCCAATACAGGCAGTTTGAGCCATGTATGCAGCATCTCCGCTATCTGGGGATTGCTGTTCGGATTGAACTCCATGTGAAGGAAGTCATCACGGGTTTTAACCAGCTTCTTGAGCTTGGCAGTGGCATCCTTTGCGAGCCTGTCCCGGTAGATATCGTTGAACTGTATGACGATGGGATGCTTGCGCAACGCATCGCTGTGTGTGCGGTGGACATCATCCAGCTTTATTTCAGCATTCAGGACCTCACCCATGTTCATTGGTACTCCGCAAAGCTCCATTTGCGTAATTACTTTCAGGGCTTTGTGGAATACTTCGTCGTAAGGCTGCTTTTGATCCCGTTCGACAATAGGTTTGCACTTGTTGTACACGTACCAGGTGGCTACTCCGTCGTCCAGGTTGTACTCAAGCAGCTCTGGCATAGGTATCTTGGTGATATCTGTGGTGTCAACGCCCCAGTTGCCCAGATACTCGAAGGCTAAGTCCTTAAGACCCAGTGATAAGTTGGCTGTGGTGTTGTAGGCAAGGTAAGCAAGGAGCTTAGTGTCCTCCATGTTGTTAAACATGAGGTGTAAGCCCTTAAGCATACCTGCATAATCCCTGGAATGCTTCATGAACAGCTCCCAGATGATTATTTTACAATCAAATGTGGAGTCGTGATATATGAGCTTTCCTTTGTACTTAGAGAAGAACTTTACAAGCTGGCGCCGGGTGAAACGGTTCTTCCCGATGGGGAATGCGATCCCAGATTTCTCATTTTTGCAGAATGTGATTGTCCCGAGACCTGCCTTGTTGACTTTCAAGCTGTAGGTTTCTATGTCACAAGTCAGGGCAGGTTCTTTGTGCAGTTCTTTTATTGCAGCAGCAATTTCCCGGTCGGTGTCCGGGTAGTAGCGATCTATCTTCACTTTTTTTTCAAATACGGTTCCTGTCTTATTCAGGTAACCGGAGAGGGATTGGAGCACCAGGGCAATTTTCTTGATTTGGGTAGGGTTATAAAAAAGGGCCTTATAATTTAAGTTGACGAAACACTTTAAAGTATCCCAAGGCATGGGATACCCGTAACACTTCTCAACTTTCGTTATGCCAGCGAGCTTTTTGAAATACGTGGAGTCGCAGCACATGACGGTTTCGATCTTCATGTGATACAGAACTTGTTTGAGTTGTTCGATACATGGGTTCATGACCGCCACTGGCGATTTACCCTTCTGGTTCTGATCCAGGCTGAAAGCAATAATACCTTCCCGGGCTATTCCCAGGCTTTCGAGGTGCTCAACATAATACTTGAGTAAACTTTCCTTGTTAAGATCTCTCTCCGGCAGCAATATAGCCAGCTGTTTCGGGTCGTCACCGAAGGAAATGTGCTTTAACATGAGGTTTAATCCAATGTGATTAAATTGAGCAGGATGCGTTGTCGCATACTTTGTACGATGTAGGTTTTGTCTCGCATGAATGTTTCGAGGGATACGGCCTGGCGTTCATTCCAAAAGGAGCTGTACTCGTAATTTTCGGCATGTTCTTCCATCTCAGCAGCGATAGTTGAGTATAGTGTATCGCCCAGTATGGCTGCAAATACCTCGGGTGGAGCCGGGAATGTGATCAATCCAGAAAGGAATCGTTCCGATTCGTACTTTTCATCTACCAGCTCGTCAAGTTCGTTTGCGATCTCTTTCATGTCTGCCATTTCTTCCGGATAGTTCTCATGCATTGGTAAGCAATATTGATTCTTGCTGATGGGTTCGTCACACCACTCAAGTATCAATGGGTAGTACCGTTTGAAGTTATAATAAACATTATAACATTCAGGTCGTCCCCAGTTGCGAGCATTTTTTATGGCAACAGTTGCGAGTTCCTTATTCCAGTAAGTGACCTGTTCTTTGTACAGCTGGGTCATCAGCAGTTCTTTCATAATTGACCGGAAATCATAAATTGTCGACATTTCTGAAAGCCTCCAAGATGTCTTTGAGGGGCTTCTTCTCGTAGTTCATTGAGAGTCCGCCGAAAACGTGAACCTTTTCACTGGCTCGCGTGATAGCAACATACACAAGCCGTGCTACTTCACGCCATCTTGTGTTGGTGCCTATGTTATTGAGGTCCACAAAGACCTCACGGTATGTGCTTCCTTGTGCCTTGTGCACGGTGGAAGCATGAGTAGCGCGGAAGTCACACCAACGTTCCTGGATCTCAAAGAACTCCGCCCAGTTCTTGTCTTTCCTGCGGATTTTTGCCAAGTTGTTGGCAGCATTCCAGTCAGCCGGCACAAAGAATAGTTTGCTTCCATAGCCCTCTAGGCCAATGTCATAGCCCTTCATGATGTCCAGGAGACCATTACCCAGCTCGAACTCACGTTGAGACGGTGTAACACTTTTGATGTGTGCAGTAGTGTCCGTGGGTGCGACAATATTGCGGCCGGAAAACAAGGGTTTGTT